ATAATGCGGTGTGCTATCCATTCCGCAACGGGAACGGCTACGGCGTTGCCAAGCTGCTTGTATCTGGCGCTGTCCGCTTGCGGTTTGCCGTTGCTGCTGGCTGTCCATTGGTCAGGGAAACCCTGAAGGCGTTCACATTCGACGGGCGTTAAACGGCGCACGCCTTGCGCGTATGCTATTGCGTCCTGTTTTGTCGCGTTCAATGCGCCAACATAATCGCCAGCGCGGATAATTTGTTTAGCCCCGCCTGATTTGTGACCGTTGTTTTTACCTGTTTGCCATTGGCTATCATCGCCAGCGCCCGACGCCGCTAACGTGCCAACAACTGCTAATCCAACTTCAAAGTCACTTCTGGTTCCTGTATTTTCGCCACGACTTCTAAGCGTTGCTGCAATGTCTCTGGCAAGCTCCTGCCGCGTTTCGCCGCCCGTCGCAGAATTCCCTGTGCTGCTTTCGCGCTCAAAAAGTACTTGGGCGCTGCGTCCGTTTCCAAGACTTGCGACAATGAACAGACGTTTGCGACGTTGGGCGAGTCCGAAGTATTGAGCGTCAAGTATCCGCCAGCACACGCCATACCCGAATTTGACCAGTCCATCGAGGATGACTTTGAAGTCTTGGCCTGCGTTGCTGGATAGTAGACCGGGGACATTTTCGATAAGTACCCACTGCGGTTTAAGTTCGTCAACAATACGCGCAAACTCAAACCATAATCCGCTGCGCTCTCCATCCAGACCTGCCCGTCGTCCGGCAATGGACACGTCCTGACATGGGAATCCTCCGCAAATAAGCTCAACTGCTGGAAGGTTGTGCTTTCCTGCTTTTGTGACATCTGTAATCCTTTCCACGTCAGGCCAGTGATGCGCTAACACACCGCGCGCCGCCTTGTCGATTTCAACTTGTGCGCGGCAGGTCATACCCGCGCGTTCTAGGCCAAGATCAAAGCCGCCAATACCTGAGAACAAACTGATGAATTTCATGCTGATTTCACTTATTCAAATGGTCATACTACTATACATTGTATAGTATTTTACCTAAAAGTCAACCTTAAGATTTTCTTGTGATTTGGCTGCTTTATACAGCCTACTTTTGTTTGTCTTAATTCTAGTGTATAATCCGAGAAACAATCAGCACAAATGTTCGTGAGATGCTATGAGCGAAGAACCTAAAGGACGCAGACCACGCCAGCGGCGCACACCCAAACGCCGTGTGCGGGACAGACTGCGTATCTCTCAGATGTACGTCTACGATGGCAAGACGCAGGGCGAAATTGCCAAAGCACTCGGCCTGTCGGCGGCTACCGTCAACCGCGCTTTGCAGGAACTGGAAACAGGCTGGAAGGCGGAAGCGGCGCAGCATTACCGCGTGTGGAAACAAACGCTGGTGGATGAGGCGCTGTATCAACTCGAAGAATGGTACGCCGCGTGGCAAAAGAGCAAGCTGCCGCGTGAGGTGGACAGCACCAAACAGAGCGCCGGGGCCGATGGCAAAAAGGTGGAAGTCAGCAAACGCACCGAGGGACGCGCGGGGAACCCCTCGTTTCTCAATGGTGCGGGGCAGACGCTGGATCGCCTGATGAAACTGACGGGGCTGGATGTGCAGAAGATCGCGCCCACCAATCCCGATGGCACGCAGGAATACAAACCCTTCAGCCTTGAGGATTTCGGGGCCATTATCGCCAAAGCGCGCGAGTATGAGGAAACAATAAAGGATGGTCGCAGCGGCACAGACAACGGAGCGTGAATGGATCGTCGCTGAAATTGGCAAGTGTGCGACCTCTCCTATCTACTTCGTGAATGAATACGTACAAATCTTTGACCCACAGGTCGGAAGCTGGTTTGCCTTTAAACTGTGGAAGGCGCAGGTAGAAGTGCTGCACCTGATGCACACGCGGCGCTACATTGTCGGGTTAAAGGCGCGTCAGATCGGCATGACGACGCTGGCCCTCGCCTATGCGCTGTGGGAAATTCTGTTTCGCCCGATTGCCTCCGTCATGATGTTTTCGCGGCGCGATGAAGAAGCCAAGGACATGCTGCTCAGGCTAAAGGATATGTACCTGAAACTTCCGACGTGGTTACAGGCGCGGTATATCGACACGGACAATGCCCACCTGTTAAAACTTTCCAACGGCTCAATGGTGCGTGCGTTTCCCACAACAGGCGGCGACGCCTACACTGCCACGACGGTGGTTTGTGAGAAACAGCAGTTATTTTCCGATTTTGGGGCGCTGATGCGTTCGGCAAAACCAACAGTCGATAATGGCGGTAAATTGTTTTTGCTGGGGCGGCCCAACAAGGATAAACCCAACAGCATTTTTAAGGCGATTTATCGTGCCGCCAAGCAGGGGTTAAATGAATATACACCTGTGTTTTTATCGTGGACAGCAAGGCCCGACAGAGACGCGGTATGGTATGAAAAACAGAAGGCCGACTCTCTGGCGCTGGATGGCACGCTGGATTCCTTGCATGAGCAATATCCGGCGAACGATGCCGAAGCATTGGCATCCAAGACGTTGAATAAACGTTTTCCGCCCGCCATGCTGCTTAGTTGTTATGAGGAAGTTGCTACCATCCCTCTGGAGCGCCTGGCCGAAAACTCACCTGTGATCCCCGGTTTAACCGTGTACAAGCTGCCGGAACAGGACGCCCGTTACTGTTTAGGCGCTGATCCAGCAGAAGGCAATCCCACGTCAGACGACAGCGCGGCGGTGGTTTTAAATGCCAAAACAGGGGAGCAGGTTGCGGAGCTATCGGGCAAGTTCCAACCGGATACGTTTGCGGCACACATCGCTGCCCTTTCGCAGTGGTATAACAATGCCCGCGCGATGGTGGAGCGTAACAATCATGGTCATGCGGTGCTGTTATGGCTGCGTTCGTTTCGCCCAGGGGTGCAGCGCGCATGGGGGGCGGACAAAAAAGAGGGCTGGCTCAGTAATGGGCCGGGGAAAACAATGCTGTATGACAAGGGCGTAGAAGCGGTGAAAGACCGGTGGACCATCATCCACAGCTTTAAAGCCTACACGCAGATGAGCAGTATCGAAGGCTCGACGCTGCGCGCGCCGGATGGCGATATGGACGATGTATCAGACGCCTACATGCTGGCGTTACAACTGGTGGGCAAATTAGGGGTTTTTGCGGGATAGGGGCATACATGGGCATTTTAAACCAGATCGGGCAGTTTGTAGGGCAGGTGTTTAACAGAACTGCCGCCGCGCAGTATATGGTGGGGGCGGATGGCAGTATTGTCCCCCTGTCTCCCAGCGCGGGGGAAAAAGCCGCGTCCCGTCCAGCCTCCTCCTCCATGATGTTATTCCCGTCATGGCGCGATGGACAGCCGCAGTGGAACCTGCTGAACTCAGACGCCTCGATCGAAGAAGACACGACCCTCAATACACTCATCCACAGCGCGATTGCCTACAAGGGACGGGCATACATGTCGGCCCCACAGCGCGCGTTTGGTGAGTCGATGGAAAATCCTGTGCGGATGCTGCCCAATCACCCCCTGAGTAAACTGCTGGCGCGGCCTAACCCGTAGCACTCCACGGCGGAATACCAGCAGTTACGCATGACGTACCTGAATCTGGCGGGCAACGCCTATACCTTTTTGCAGCGCGATCGCACTGGGGCCTTTCCCAAAGCGCTGTGGCTGCTGCGTCCCGATTGGGTCTACATCATCCCTGACGACGGGCACGGCATCAAGGGCTACCTGTACCGTCCCGACGGCTACACGACACAGGACGGGCTGCCCATCCTGCCAGAGGACATGATTCACATCAAATTCCCCAACCCCGGCGACCCGCTAGGGGGCCTGGGCTACGGCCTGTCGCCGATGACACCGCTGGCACAGTCGGGCGATGTGGATAACGATGTCACCCACTTTTTAAAGAAGTTTTTTGAAAACAAGGCGATGGTGGGCGGCGTGATTAAATACAACATGCCCATCGACGAGGCCACCGTTGGCCTCATCCGCAACCGTTACAAGGAAGTCTACGGGGGCAGTGAAAACTGGGGCGACGTGCTGATTCTGGATCAGTCCGCTGAATACCAGCGTATCGCCATGAACTTTGAGGAAATGAAGTTTGATGCGCTGGACAAACGTAACGAGAGCCGCATCCTCATGCCCTTCGGTGTCCCCGGCATCCTCATTGAAACGCTCAGCGGCTTGGAAAAGAGTTCTTACGCCAACAAACGCGAGGCGCGGATCATGTTCTGGGAAGACACCATGCGTAGTGAAATGCGTCTGATGGAATCGGATGACCAGTATTACCTGACGTACCCCGATGATGGCGCGTTCCCCATGCACGACCTGAGCGAAGTCCCCGCGCTGCAAAAGAACATTCCTGAACTGGTGAATGCGGCGCATAAGATGTGGAGCATGGGCACGCCGCGCGATGACGCGTACCGCACGGTGGGGTTAAACGTCCCGTCCACCGCAGATGGCGGCGTGGGGTATGTGCCGGGCAGTATGCTGCCGGTGGGCACGCCGCGCGCAGGGGTACAAACGCCAGACACAGCAGCGCAGGATGCACAGGATACGCTGGACGCACAGGCAGAACAGACCGCGATGGAAGATGCGGCAACGGTGGACAATGAGGGGGCAAAAGCACGGCCCGATTCTGTTCGCAGCGTGAAAGCGGCGGAACAGGCGGGATACGTTTACCTCTCGCTGGCACATGAGCCGCAGTTACTTGCCCTTCAGCAGTTGGCGAAAGCGGCTAATCCCGCGCTGGAACTCACACCGCCCCAACAGCTTCATATCACACTGGCGTATGCGCCGGATGTGGATGAAACAAGCTTCGACACGGTTTTCCGCGCCTGTACGCCGGAAGATTTAAACCTTGTCGTCACGGGAACATCCTTTTCCACCTTTGAACCGGAACAGGGACAGCCGACGCCGTTGGTTCTGAATATCCAGTACGACGACACGCTGGCACAGTTCCAGCGCCGTGTCTGTGAGGCGTTACAGACGGCGGGCATTGCGGTGAGCGAATACACGTTAAAGTGGGTTCCCCACATCACACTGGGATACTATGCGGAAAAGGTGGCGCTGCCTGCCACCTCGGACACTGTAACCCTGCGTCCATCTGCGGTCTGCTGGGCGCGTGAGGATTACAGGGTTGTCCATGAAACAGTGCTGCCCAACAACAAATCTGGTTATACCCATGAAGAAAAAACGCTCATCTGGAAGGCGCAGGATAACATCGCTCAATCTCACGAATCAGCATTCGCCAGCGAAGCGCGCAAACAGTTTGAAGCGGACAAACGCGCGATACTGGCGCTGGTGACGGATGCCAAAACCAAAGCGCTGGAACGTAAGGCCAGCATCGACTGGAAAGACCTCATTCCGCTGGTGGGTGCGTATCTGGCGACGGAAAGCATTCCGGCATGGCAGGATGGGTTTACGCCGCTGGTGGGTGCGGTGGCGCTGGATGTGGGCAATTACTGGGCGGGTCGTTTGGGGCGTGAGCTGGTGGTGGATACCGTGTTTCCGTCTGAGTGGTTAAGAACATACACGCTGGTGTTTGCAGCCCAGACTTCACG